TCACAACGCTGCTCACCAGTCAGCCTGACCCGCAGCGCGGCACGAAAATGGCGGCCTCGCCTGACATGCTGGCTAAATGGGCCTCATCACTTCGGAATTGTGGCCGCATAGCGCTGGTGGATGAGCTGCATGCAGCCCCGGCAGATGTTGAGCTATGTCGCGTTCCTGACGTGAAGATGAATGTCTACTTCCGTCGCTGGCTGCACATCTGGCAGCACCTGCGAGAACACCCTGAATACCGGTTCGTCTGGTGTACCGATGGTACCGATGTCGAAATGCTTCGCGCGCCGTGGGAAGAAATGGAGGTAGGGAAGGTGTACGTCGGCTCCGAACCAAAAACCTACGCTGACGCATGGGCAAAGCAGAATCACCCGGAACGCATCTACCAGGAGTTTATCGAACAGCACCGCAACGATGTGATGCTTAACGCCGGGCTGCTGGGCGGGACGCGCGCTGATGTAATGGCGTTCGCGCACGGCATCATCCGGTTGTACTACCGGATTGAGAGCTACCGATTCTGGAAGACAGAGCAGGCTGATGCAGCGGTGGGGGATATGATCGCTTTTGGCATTGTCGCTAAGTCTTTTGGCGATCGCATTGTCACCGGCCCGCGCATCCACACAGTGTTTAAGTCTGAAGGTATCGGTAAGGAGTACGCCTGGTGGCGCCATAAATAGTGGGGAGAAGTTCAAAGCGAGACACGGATTGAAGGTGCTCATTAATGGCAAATTCAATCCGTGAAACGTTTAACAAAAAGTAAGAAAATCTTTAATTATTGTCATCGCTACTCTTTTGGAAGTGCTGAACAGCCTGGTTATACATTGAGAGGAGATTAGATATATCCCCTCCTGAATAAACAGGAACTCTTTGGGCTCTAATCATTTCAATCAGTAATGCATAAGCTGATTCTTCTGGGGCGTTTTGAGGATTGATAAGTCCAGACATATTTACTCCTTGTATTAATGAGCCTTCAGCCTATCCGCACTTTAATTCGTTGAAAATCCTGATATACAGACAGTAGCCGCCATCGTGCGGCTTTTTTTATGGGCGAAGGAAATTATCTATGACTAGATTCTGCAATGTTTCCGGATGCTGCAATAAAGTTTTAGCGCGCAACCTATGCAACAAACACTACATTCGGATGAGGAAATTTGGCGATCCTCTCGCCGGGAAAGACAGGTTTGCCTCACCTGAGGTGAGATTTGAATTTAGTACCGAGATATCAGGTGAGTGCTTACTGTGGACCGGTGCAAAAAACAGCAAAGGATACCCACAACTAAAATCGGAAGGCCGCATCATTTCAGCCCACCGATATGCCTGGGAAAGAGAAAAAGGCCGAATACCTGACGGAATGGAGATTGACCACATTTGCCGCAATAGAGCATGTGTGAATGTAAATCATCTTAGGTTGGCTACTCGCTCTCAGAATATGCAAAATCTTTCACTTGCCGGGAGAGCCGAATCAGGTGTGAGAGGTGTATATAAGGACGGAAATATGTGGCGGGCCACTCTGTTCAACTGTGGCGAAGTGGTGTGGCAAAAATGGTTTAAAAATCTTTCTGACGCAGAAAAAGAAATTATCGCTGCCAGAAAACGAGTTCACACCCACGCACCGACAGAGGCTTACACATGAAATTCGTAGTTTGCGCTCATCATACTCGCTTAGAGCAAGCTCAACGTCTTGCAGCGTTGCTGGATGCTCATCTACTTATTGATGGCAGTAACCACGGCGCGAACTGGAATCATCGTCGCGCTATCGAATGGGCTGCTGAGCAACCTTGCCGAGTAGTGGTGCTGGAAGACGACGCGCTGCCGGTTGAAGGATTCACCGAGAAGGTAAGGGACTGGCTAGCGCGCTTTCCTGACGACATGCTGAGCTTTTATCTCGGTACCGGCCGACCGCCGCAGTATCAGATGCAGATAGCCGAACGACTGATAGTTGCTGATAAAACTCAGGCTGACTACATCACACTTCCGCGGCTGATACACGGCGTTTGTTACAGCGTACCTTCTCAGCATATTGAACGAGTTCTTTCTCGATGGGTCAGCAGCAAGCCTGCCGATTATGCCGTTGGTGATGCCTATGGCGGCACTGTGGTTTATCCCTGTTACTCGCTGGTGGACCATGCAGATGGTGAACCTGTAGAGCGTCACCCTGACTCAGCGCCACGAACAGAACGCCGTCGGGCGTGGAGGTTGCATGTCTAAGCTAACAACGTTAAAGCCACGCCTGAAAGCCATTGATACGCGACGCATCAAGCCGATCTACGGTGAGCAGCGCCGCATAAGTGGAAGTGCAAGGGTGAGTTTGAAGCGC